ACTGCTTTGATGCGTTCGTTCATTGGTATCACTCCTCGCCTAAGAGAATAGCGCAACATTGTGAGAATGTCAATGTTTTTCGCAACAAAAGCACAAAATTCTCTTGACATCAGTAACAACGTGACGTATTATAGTAACGAACTCACAAACAACCGTAACAAAAAGACGATTCGCGTGGAACAGAAAGGAGATGAACAAAATGCTGACAAAGAACGAGCAGAAAACAATCGAGCGGCTGGCGACGGTCATGCAGAGCATGGACGAGATGCAGAAGGCGCAGCTGTGCGCCTTCACGGAGGGGCTGGCGATGGCGCTGGAGCACAGCAAGCGCGCGTCCTGAGCGCGCTTGCCTGACACAATATATAAAAGGAGGAAGGCACGATGGAGCGAAAGCACACGAAGCGCGCGGCCGTGACGGACGAGGAAGTCGAGGCCGAGATTGCCGAGCTGAAGCAGGACGAGTATGTGAAGCTGGCGCAGCGGTACGACCAGTACCGAGCGCGGCGGCGGACGTACCTGTACCAGCTGCGGATCAAGCAGCGCAAGGGCATCGAGCTGGCCGCCAGAGGCGTGACGCTGGAAAATCTGGAGGAAATGGGGGACGAGCCGTGACACTGGAAGAACTGGCCGCGAAGCCGTCGGAGATCCTGACGTGCGCGGACGTGGCCCCGCTGCTGGCCTGCAGCGCGTGGACGCTGCACGAGCAGGCTATGGAGAACCCATACGCGCTTGGCTTCCCGGTGATCGTCGCAAAGCGGCGAGTGAAGATCCCGAAGCGGGCGTTTATCCGCTTTATGGCCGGAGAAATGGAGGGAGAGAGGACATGAAGGTATTCGGAGATCCTCGCGCGCGGGCAAAGGCGCGCAGATACATCGTCTGGGGCATCGAGGACGGCATCGTCTGTGCGAGCTTCCTCGGCGGCATTGCGCTGGCCGGGTGGGTGTTTCACGTGATCTTCACGGCGCTGGGGGTGGCATGATGGATCATCTGAACATCGAACCTCCGGTCGAGCCGCCGGCATATAGCTGCCCGCGCTGCCCGGTGTGCGGCGAGGAGGCGGACAGCTACTACAAGGACAAGTGGGGCAACATTGTCGGCTGCCCGGAATGCGTGCAGGAGGTAACATCGTGGGAGACGTGAGCGGCGACATCTACATTCACGGAGGGCTGCCGCAGAGCCGATACTGCAGCACCTGCGCACACTACAGGCCGCTGCAAGATTCGACGCCGGCCGCGAGCGCAAGGGTGTGCCTGTACATTCTGCAGATGCGCCAGTCACGCGGATGCCCGCCGGGATACGGATGCCCGAAGCACATCACGCCGGAAGCATTCGCCAAAACGCCGCACGGGAGCGAGATCATGCGTATGCGTATGCGCAGCGCAGGCGGTGGCGCAAAAAACAGAGGGAGGAGAAAACGGAGATGATCACGAAGACGACGACCGTCGGCATGACGGACGAGCAATGGCACGCCGAGCGGCGCAAGAGCATCGGCGGCAGCGACGCCGGGACGATCCTCGGGCTGAACAAATACAGCTCGCCCTACGCGCTTTGGGCCGAAAAGACCGGCCGCGTGACACCGGAGGACATCAGCGACCGCGAGGCGGTGCGGCTGGGACACGATCTGGAGGACTATGTGGCAAAGCGTTTCGCCGAGGCGACCGGAAAGCGGGTGCGGCGGGAAAACCACTTCCTCGTTAACAGCGACTATCCCTTCGCGCACGCGCTGCCGGACCGCCTGGTGATTGGAGAGAACGCGGGGCTGGAATGCAAGACAACGTCCAGCTTCGAGATCCCGAAGCAGTGCGCAGAGGGCGAATTCCCGGCGGTGTGGTACTGCCAGATCATGCACTACATGATGGTGACGGGCGCACCGGTATGGTATCTCGCGGTGCTGTGCTTCGGGCGGGGATTTTACTGGTTTCGCGTGGAGCGCGACGAGGGCGAAATTTCGGCTCTGGCGGCTGCCGAGCAGGAGTTTTGGCAGTATGTACGGAGCGGGACAGAACCGCCTGTGGACGGAACGGACGCGACAGCGGAGGCACTGCGCACGCTCTATCCCGACAGCAGGGACGGCGAGACGTGCGACCTCAGTGCGGTGCAGTCGGCCGTGCGCAGCTACACGGCGCTCGGCGAGCAGATCGACGAGCTCAAGCGGCTGCAGGCGGAGCAGGCGGCGACCATCCAGCAGTTTATGGGCACGGCGGAGAAGGGGCTGTGCGGCGATGTGGCGATCTCGTGGAAGACGCAGCAGCGCAGCACCTTCGACCGCAAAAAGTGGGAGGCGGCGCACGGAGCGATCCCGCGCGAATACTTCAAGACGTCGCAGGCACGGCCGTTCCTGGTGACGTGCCGATGACGCCGTCGACACCATGCAGGGAGTGCCCTGGCCGGTATCCCGGATGCCACGCACGCTGCGACCGCTACGCCGCATTCCGGCGCGGGATGGACGCGGCAAATCTGGCACGGCAGCGCGACAACGATATCCTGCGCTACATACGTGAAAACCACGAAAAACGAGAATATGTGAAAAAACAACCATAAAAAAGAAAAGGAGAAAACACATGAAACGACAGGGAAACATGGTTCAGATCAGCCCTGAGCGGCTGCGCCTGTTTTGCAGCAAGAACGGCGGTCAAACGGCCGTGAGCGAGGCTCTGGGCTACGGTAAAAGCTTCATCAGCAACGCGCTGCACTCCGGGAAGATGAGCCGGGCGGCGAACAAACTGCTGGCAGCCACGTATGGCGTGCCGGAGAACTTTTTCCTCGCGCCGGATCCTCCGAAAACGGCGCAGCCGCCGGAGCCGAAGGACGCACAGCAGGGGGGGCAAGATGGGTACGCGCTGCGGCTTTTGACATCGGACAAGCAGGTTTTCCTGCTGCTGGAACACGACGGCGAGAAGGTCGGCAGCGCGTACTCGAAGCGCAAAGACAGCAGCGAGCTGGCGCTGACGCAGGCGATCAGCTACGCGGCACACATGATCTATAAACTGTACGAGCAGCAGACGCTGCAGGAATCTATGGAGGGTAAGTAAACATGGAAAAGAATCTGATCCAGAAGCAGGGCGGCCAGATGAGCGCCGCGAAGGCCGAGAAGAAGACAATGCAGGCATACATCAAGGCGATGGAGCCCGCGATCAAGAAGGCGCTGCCGAGCGTGATCACGCCGGAGCGGTTCACGCGCATGGTGCTCTCAGCGCTGTCGTCTACGCCGAAGCTGGCCGAGTGCTCGCCGCAGTCTTTTCTTGCAGCGATGATGACGGCGGCACAGCTGGGCGTGGAGCCGAACACGGCGCTGGGGCAGGCGTACCTGCTGCCGTACCGCAACCACGGGAACATGGAGTGTCAGTTCCAGCTCGGATACAAGGGCCTGATCGACCTTGCTTACCGCAGCGGCGAGGTGAGCGTGATCCAGGCGCACACGGTGTACGAGAACGATGTGTTCGAGTATGAGCTGGGCATGGACCCGAAGCTGCGGCACGTACCGGCAAAGGCCGACCGCGGCGAGGCCGTCGCCTACTACGCGATGTTTAAGACCAAGGACGGCGGCTATGGCTTTGAGGTGATGAGCGTGGACGATGTGCAGCGGCACGCGCAGCGCTACAGCAAGAGCTACGGGAGCGGATCGAGCCCGTGGCGCTCCAACTTCGACGAGATGGCCAAAAAGACCGTGCTCAAGCGCGCGCTGAAGTATGCGCCGCTGAAGTCTGACTTCGTGCGCGGTGTGGCGCAGGACGAGACGATCAAGGCCGAGCTGAGCGACGAGATGTACGCCGTGCCGGACGAGACGGTTTTCGAGGCCGAAGGCGAGGAGATCGACAGCACGTCCGTGGACACGGAAACGGGCGAGGTGATCGACAGTGCTGAATAAGATCGTGATCATGGGCCGTCTGACGCACGACCCGGAGATGCGCCAGACCGGGAGCGGGACGCCGGTGACGTCCTTCTCCCTCGCGGTCGAGCGGGACTACAGCGGCAGGGACGGCGGCGAGAAGCAGACGGATTTTATCGACGTTGTGGCATGGCGGCACACGGCGGAGTTCGTCGACAAATACTTCGCCAAGGGCGATATGGCCGCCGTGAGCGGCCGCCTGCAGATCCGCGACTGGACGGACAGGGACGGTAACAAGCGCCGCAGCGCCGAGGTCGTGGCGGACAGCGTCTACTTCGGCGGGAGCAAGCGCAGAGACGCAGAAGCAGCGCCTGCTGCATACGATGCGCGCCCGGTCGCCGTGCAGCCGACGGACGCGGACATGGAGCGGCTCGACGAGCTGGTGAGCGCATACGACAACGTCGCATACGCTGACGACATCGACGGCGGAGACCTGCCGTATTAAGGGGGAAACAGCATGGCATGGATCGAGCTGCACCAGACGCTGCCGACGAACCGCAAGACGATGCGCTTCAAGCGGCTGCTGAAGATCAAGACGCCGCAGGCCGTCGGCCATATGTGTATGCTGTGGCTCTGGGCGATCGACAACGCGCCGGACGGGGATCTGTCTCCGTTCGGCGCGGACGAGATCGCAGAGGCCGGCGGATACACGGGCAAAGACCCGCGCGCATTTGTGGACGCGCTGGTCGGCGCTGGGTTCGTGGACGATGACGGCACATCCCTGATGATCCACGAGTGGTATGACTACGTCGGCAATCTGGTGGACAAGCGCGCGATCACCAAGGCGCAGAACCGCGAACGCGCGCAGAGATACCGCGACAAGCGCAAGCAAATGAGCGTGACGGAAAGCGTGACGGAGCGTGACGATGTAACGCGGCGTAACGCTGACGTAACGCGTGACGCGAGCGAACGCGCTGCGTTACGTAACGCTGACGTAACGACCCTATACAGTACCGTACAGTACAGTACCAATACAGTACCCTGTATATCTGAAGAAAGAAAGGTAAAAGAAAGAAGCCCGGAGGTGCAGCCTGCGACCGACGTGACGCCGACGGAAGCTGTCCGGCCTGACGTGCTGGAAACAAAAAACAGATTGATCGTGCAGGCGGATATGCCGAAGGGCCGGAAGCTGGACGAACTGCCGGAGGGGATGCGCCTTGCAGACCTGCCGTTTATCCGGCTCTGGCGCAGCAAGGGACGCGACGTTCGCACGGACACGGTAACGCTGGCCATTGATGCGTACCTGCGTGAGCGGCCTGCACAGCCGGACGAAAAGGCGGGTGAGGCGTGTGCCGAGCGGTAGCTTCCGGCAGGTGTACGTTAAGTGCCCTTTTTACCTGTATGACGACGGCGCGGGGCGCATCTGCTGCGAAGGGATCGCGCCGGAGACGACGGTGGCGACGATGTTTCGCCACCGAAACCAGCTGCAGCAGCATATGCGGATCTTCTGCGAGGACGCATTCACCTGCTGCGAGCTGTACCGCGCCGTGATGACAAAATACGACGATGACGAGGAAGGAGACCAATGATGGAAGGAAAAGAACGAAAGCGCGCGGACGATCTTCCGGCCGGCGCTGTGGAGCAGGTAAGAGAGCTGCTGAACCGTCCGCGCTCGAGCGCAGATTTTTCTCCGGCCGCGCGCTACGCTGTCAGCAAGTTGTGCGATTACGCCGAGCAGGAGCACGAGCTTCGGGGCAAGGCAGAGGAGCGGTGCGTGAAGATGAACGGGCAAGTGACGGATGCTCGCCTCATGGTAGAGGCTCAGGCGCGCACGATCGACGACCTGCGGCAGCAACTGAGTTTCCTGCGGCAGGCGATGCAGGACGCGGGGGTGTAAGGATGAATAAAGACGTTTTGTTTTCCAGCAAGACTGATTTGTGGGAGACCCCACAGGACTTTTTTGACATGCTTGACGCGGAGTTCGGCTTTACGCTGGATGCCGCCGCGGACGCACAAAACCACAAATGCCACTGTTACTATACGCGAGAGCAGGATGGACTGAAACAGCCCTGGCCGGGCACGGTGTGGTGCAACCCACCATACGGCCGGCAGATCGGCAAGTGGGTGCAAAAGGCCAGCTACAAGAACTACGTGAATAACAACACCATCGTCATGTTGTTGCCAGCGAGGACGGACACGCGATGGTTCCACACGTATATCTATAAGCGGCCGAACGTCGAGACACGGTTCGTGCGCGGGCGGCTGAAATTCGGCGGCAGCAAAAACAGCGCGCCGTTCCCGAACATGGTCGTGATTTTTAAGCCGAAAGATGCGGGGGTGTGAAGATGGACGCGCTGAAATTTATCGAAGAACGAAACCGAATGTGTGAACGGTATTGGCAGGTAGACGGAGACTGCGACGGCTGCCCGATGCTTAATGTAGACGAATGCAACGAACTGCGCAGTATGGTTGACGATGCCGGTAAAGCCGTGGGGAAGGTCGTGGAAATCGTCGAGAAGTGGTCAAAGGAGCATCCGAAAAAGACACGGCAGAGTGTGTTTTTGGAACAGTATCCGGAAGCTTTTGTCGATGAAGACGGGCGCTTGCGTATATGCCCGAATGGAATTTCGCCGTGGCATCGCAGCGAAGATGGGGAATGTATCACCGCGGATAAATGTGCCGATTGCCGCCGCGAGTTTTGGATGCAGGAGGTGGAGTGATGGAGAGGCTGACGTTTGACGGCAATTTTTGCGACATCTCGCAGTGCCGGGAGCTGCCGTGCCCGCACGGTGGCATCTGCACGCAGCGAAAGGCGTGGGAAAAGCTCAAAGCCTACGAGGACACGGGGCTGACACCCAGACTCGTGCAAGAAACCGCAGAATTTGCAATATGGGTATACGAGAATGGCCTTGAAAAGATTAAAGAATGGATTAAGGCCGACAAGGACGGTCGGCTGGTGGTACTGCCGTGCAAGGTGGGCGATACGGTGTATACACTACGCCGGACATTTGATGGGGCAGATGTTGTAGGAGAGACAGAACTGTGGTGGACAGATATCCCGCTACTCGGCAAGACCGTATTCCTCACCCGTGAGGAAGCAGAAAAGGCATTGGAGGCGTTGAATGATGAGTAAGACTGTCATGCTGAGCATCCGCCCAAAGTGGTGCGAAAAGATTGCCAGTGGCAAAAAGACCATTGAGGTGCGCAAGAGCCGCCCAAATCTGCGGCCGCCGTTTAAGTGCTATATCTACTGCACCAAAGATCGGCGCCTGACGTTTTATCGAGGCAAGCGGTATTGTTACGCGGATGACCATTCGCACAACGCTTTTGACATCACTTGCAATGGGACAATCATCGGCGAGTTTGTGTGCGACAGCATTGATACCTACGATGATGATACGATTTTTTCGTTTCGCCACGAGGATTACGCGAGGTGGAACGACTTCGATCTTGACCGTGCGCGTATGTACCCGGAAGATTTCCAGAATTACGCTGACGGCAAGTGGCTGTACGGCTGGCACATCTCCGACCTTAAAATCTACGATAAGCCGAAGAAACTGACAGAATTTCACACTTGGAAAAAATGCAAATCATGCAGCAAAAGCGGGTACGAAAGCACAGCCTGTATCTATGATAAAAATTGCATGGTTCCGGTGGCGATTACTAAAGCACCGCAAAGCTGGTACTATGTGGAGGAGGACGACGATGGCTGAATACATCGAACGGGGAGCGCTGGATAAAGCACTGACGACCGCCGCGGCAAATGACAAGGACAAAAACTGCCGCACATGGGCAAAGGCGATCTGCGTTTTGCATGATCTCCCAGCCGCCGACGTTGAAAAAATGTCAGACGGATACCATACTTTCGCAGACCTGTATGAGCAAAGGCTCGTTTTGTCTGCTGCTCTTGCCAAAAATAATCCGCATGCATGGAAAAGCAAGCGGCATGAGGACGGCAGCGTTCCTTTCGGCGGGGGATGGTTCATCATGGGCTTTGATACCAGTGAAGGATGTTACACATACCACTATGAGTTAAAAGACTGGGATCTGTTTCAGTGCAAGGAGTTGGAAAAAGGAAAGCCGTGGGACGGTCACACGTCAAAAGATGTCCGGAGATTGCTTTCAATTCCTGCCGCCGACGTTGCGCCGGTGGTGCATGGGGTATGGATACCCGTGCATGAAAGTGAAATATCTGGATGGAATCCCGAAGTTGCAGGAATCGATCCGATTGGCGGGTATATCTGCTCTGCGTGCAAAAATGAAGCCATTTATGACTGCAACGATAAATTTGTTCTGTCGGACTACTGCCCCAACTGCGGCGCGAGAATGGACGGTGACAGCGATGCGTTTGATTGACGCGGACGCCGCGCTGCACAGCCTGCCGGATGATATGCCGTACAATGTCAGCGCCCGGCAGGCACTGGCACAGGCGCAGACGGTGGATGCCGTGCAGGTCACGCGGTGCATGGACTGCGAAAGCGCGCGGGAGCTAACCAAGCACGAAAACATTTATCTTGCCGACGGTGTCTTGATCTGCACAAACTGCGCGGTGTCAGAAGACTGCCGCCTCCCTGTATGGCCGCAGCATTTTTGTGGATACGGCAGGAAAAAGGACGGCAGCGAAGAAGACGTTGTTGAAACCGTTCCGGTTGTCAGATGCGAAAACTGTCTGTATTGGGTATCCGGCAAAAACGAGTGCGAGAGCTGGGAATGGTGCAAGATGCTGAACACGGATATGCCGCCGCACGCTTTCTGCAATCTCGGCGTGCGAAAGGATGAAGAACGAAATGAACGATAAAATTCCCTATGCGGGAATTTTGGAAGATGGAATCAGAAAACTGACAGAAGGCAAAGCGCAGAATGCAGTTTTGTGCGGGCTGCTGGAAGATGGTACAACGTGTGTTGCATATGCAAATGCGTCACCCGAAGATCTGGCTAACATTGCGTGCCATTTGCTGTCCGAAGCGTTTATGCGAATGGTTATTGCCAACATTGGCATGGTAAAAGATGCTCTTGACGAATACGAAGATGAAGAAGGAGGAGAAAGTAATGGCTAAATACGAACTGAAACCGTGTCCGTTTTGCGGAGGCAAGGCGAGGCTGATATATGTCTCACAAATGAGCGCCGTGAAGTGCCCGAAGTGCGGTACGCTTGGGAAGGTCGTTGCTGACTATTACGAGCAAGGCGACGGTAAGGGAGAGGCAATCGAATTTTGGAACAGGAGGGCTGACGATGCCAAACCGGAAGAATAGACCGGTCGCTGCACGCTGGTGGGTGTGGCATGACTGCGATGCCCGATGCCCGTGGCGGACGCCGAGCGGCTGCTGGGCGGATGTACTGGAGCTGCAGCCCAGCGCGGTATACGGAACGAACTGCCGGAGGCGGCAACGCCGGAGACGAAAGGATGATGACGATGCCAAAGAGAATTAACCCGCGCCGGAGACCGGCGACGATGGCGGACGTGCAGCGCGCAAAGGACACGGCGACGGCGGATGCCTGCCGTGTTACACTGGCGATCTTTTTCACGGCTCTTCTAGACAAAGAGGGCATGTGCGCCGAGCAACTGCAGCGCATCTGGCGTGAGGTAGAGGCGCTGAGCGAGAGCGTGCGAGACGGATATGTATCAGCACCGGACCTGATCCGCGTGCTGCGCGAGGAATATGAGATCGACATCATAGGAGGATAAGCGATGAACAGACTGGACACCCTGAAGGCCGCCGCCGAATGCGTGTGCGGCAGCCGAGAAGAAGACTACGGCAGCCCGGAGGACAACTTCGCCGTGATCGCGGCGCTGTGGACGGCATACACCGGAACGGACGTCACGCCGAAGGACGTGGCCATGATGATGGCGCTGCTGAAGATCGCCCGCGCGAAAGCGGGCAGCAAGCCGGACACCTACGTCGATCTGGCTGGATACGCCGCGTGTGGGGCGGAAATTTCGACGCGAGAGCCGAAGCGAGCCGCGAAGTGCACAACGAGTACAACTGACGCGACCGGAGGAACAGAGGCGAAAAAAACGGCATCCTGCGTGAAGCTGCAGCGGATGGACGGCTACTATCTGGTGGACGTGGACGGGAATCCGCACCGCTTTACGCTGTGGGAAACCGCGATGCAATTCATCCGCGAGCACGCCGGTGAGCTGACGTGACGGCGGAGTTTGTGATCTCGACGAGGCTGCCGGGAATGAACGAATACACCGACGCCTGCCGGCGGCACGCGCAGGTGGGCGCGAAGATGAAGCACAACAACCAGGAGATCGCCGCGTGGGCGATCCGGTCGCAGCTGCGCGGGGTGAAGTTCACGAAGCCGGTGGAGATCACCTACACGTTCTTCGAGCCGAACCGGCGGCGGGACAAATCGAACGTCGCGGCGTTCGGCGTCAAGGTGATCGAGGACGCGCTGGTGATGTGCGGGGTGCTGAAGGACGACGGCTGGCAGTACATACAGGCGTTCACGTCGCGCTTTGTGCTGGACAAGGAAAAACCGCGCATCGTGGTGCGGATCACCGACGAATGCGCGGGATAAAGGGAAAGCTCCGGGGCGGAAGCCTCGGAGCTTTTGGCGTATTTTGTTACTGCATGGCTTCTGTCATCTCGGCGATCGCGGTCTCGGCAGCGGCACGCGCACGGTCCATGTGGATGCAGGCCCAGTCCATGCGGATGTACTGCGGCGATTCGATCAGGTTCTCCGGCATGCTTGCCTGCGCGCGGTCTTCTTCGGCGGACAGATCTGCAAGCTGGTCGCGCAGAGACTCGCACGCGGCGATCAAGGCGCGAATCCGGCGGCGGCGGGTGTTATTCATGGGGCGCACCTCCCTTCGGCGGCAGCGGGGTTTCGCGGTCACGCATCTGTATCGCCTCCTTCGGAGGCTTTTTTTGCGCGCGTTTTACGGATCGCAAGCGCGTTACGGGACACCGGCCAGTCGGCACGCGGGCCGTGCGGGTATGGCATGCTGGCAACGACAGCTCCGTATGTGATGCCAAGCATCTCTGCGATGTCCTGCGGCGGCATGCCGGCCGCGGACAGCTCGCGGATGCGCTCCACGCGGGGCGACGTGTACAGCCCCGCCGTGATCAGCACGCGGCGGACGGTCTGGTTGCTGATGTCAAGCGACTTTGCTGTGGCGCGCAGTGACTTTTTCTGCCGGTAGGTGGCCAGGATTTTGCTATACTGGTCCATTGTATCGCCTCCCATCACAGTCCGCACTGCTTTGCAAGCAGTAGGCGCACATATGGCGGGCAGTCACGATCGCCGGAGACCCAGCGCTGCAGCGTGCGCAGCGGGACGGCAAAGCGCGCGGCGAAGTCCGTCTGTGATAGGCCGGCGTGCTGCACGATCTCGCGCACGGTGATGTGCGCATAGCGCCAGATATGGCGCAGCTCCTCGGCAAGTGCCGGGAGATCTTCGGACGCGACGCCCGGGAAGATGTCGGACAGCGCGACGTCGGACGCGAAGGCGTCCGGGTCGCTGTACTGTTGCGCCTCTCGGAATGCGTGATAAAACTGCTTGTCAGTCATGGTGATGTCTCCTTTGTCAGTAAATGTCTGGTAAGATCTCGACCGTCGACGCCCGTCAGGGCGTTTCGGCCGGTCGCCGTCCGGCTCTCGTCAGTTGGGCACATCAGTGGTGCGGGATTAGAGATCAAAATACAGGACAGTGGCGTTACCAAGCGCCGTGATGTTGTTGCCGCTCCATGCCTCAACTTTGCTGTTGTCCCGCGCGACAACGGCGTTGCCCAGCGTAACGACGTTGATCTCACTGTAATCGCGCGCGTCGACGCATACGTGGCCGCGTGCCTCGACGTGGCTGCTATCCCAAGCGACGACGGTGCTATAATCAAAAGCCACAACGCTGCTGACGTCTCGTGCCTCGACGTGGCTGCTATTGTGCGCCGCAACAGTGCTGCCGCCAAGTACCACAACGCTGCTGCTGTCGCGCGCGATGATGTGGGCATCGCCCATAACTACCGCGCAACTGTTGCCAGCGACCAGAATAGCGGCATATTTATGCTCGCCTCTTATGATTGCGGGGTTGATCGGAGTCCCGAAGCAAACGCAAATTCTGCCAATGTAATTGGTCGGTAGCTCATCAAGCTGATTCTGAGAGGTGACTTTAATGCTTTCCATTTTGTAGTCCTTTCCGGCCTGTTGGCCTGTAGTGTTTTCCCTTTCGATGATTTAAGTATACGCCCAACGGTCGTAAATATCAAGCGTTTTTACGTCAACCGGACGTAAAAAGTGCACAAAAATTGGTGCTGAAGTTGTGCAGGATGCAGAAAATGCCGGGATAGATAAGCGCGGGCGGCTTGGTGTACGATGGACGCGGAGGTGCGATGATGGTGTACCAGGATTGGGATGCTTTGAAAATGGAATATGTTACCACGAAAACGACCTACGCGAAGCTGGCCGAAAAGTACGGCATCAGCATCAGCCAGATCAAAATCGTGGCTGCACGTGATGGGTGGACAAACGAGCGGAAAAAGTTCACCGCACGCGTACAACAAAAGGCGTACCGGAAGGCGTGTAACCACGAGGCCGACCGACTCGCGCGTCTGATCACCGCCACCACGGGCGCGATCGACGTGGCGATGCGTGCGATCGGCGACGACGAGCAGTTTAACCGGTATCTTGTCGAGCGGCGCGAGAAGTATGCCGTGCCGGTGGCGGACGAGGCCGCCGAAGACGGAGAACTGCCGCCGGACGGGAAGCTGCTGCTGGAGCGGCAGTGGACGGAAGAACGCACGTACCAGAAGGTCGACACGAAGGCGCTGAAGGACCTGACGGGCGTGCTGAAGGATCTGACGGGGCTGGTGCGCGATCTGTACGGCATCCCGACGCAGGCGCAGGCCGAGGCGCAGCGCATCGCGGCAGAGCGGCTGGAGCTGGACCGCAAAAAGGCAGAGGACGGCAGCACGGACACGCACGCGGAGCTGGAGATCGTGGGACTGCCGGAGGAGTACAGGCGATGATACTGATCGATGCAAGCAAGATCAGCGACAAGCAGGACGCATTTTTGCGCGACGAGCACCGGCACGTAGCCTATGGCGGCGCGCGCGGCGGCGGCAAGAGCTGGGCCGTGCGCACCAAGGCCAAGATCCTGGGCTGCACGTATCCCGGCATCAAGATGCTGATCGTCCGGCGCACGCTCGACGAGCTGCGCAACAACCACGTAAAATTTTTGACGCCGGAGCTCGCTGGCGTGGCGAAGTACAACCAGTCGACGAAGGAGTATAAATTCGCCAACGGCAGCACATTGACGCTGGGATACTGCGACGCAGAAAAGGATCTGGGCCACTATCAGGGCGCTGAGTACGACGTGGCCTTTTTGGACGAGGCCGGGCAGCTGCTGCCGGAGTGGATCCGCGAGATCAACGCCTGCGTGCGTGGCACAAACGGATACCCCAAGCGGACATACTACACGCTCAACCCCGGCGGGCCGGCGCACGGATACTTCAAGCGCCTGTTCGTCGACCGGCGCTTCGAGGATGCCGAGCGGCCGGAGGACTACAGCTTCATCCAGGCGCTGGTGACGGACAACCGGGCCCTGATGGAGGCGCAGCCGGAGTACATCGCCGAGCTGCGCAAGCTGCCCCCGAAGCTGCGCGCGGCATGGCTGGAAGGCTCGTGGGACATATTCGAGGGGCAGTTTTTCGAGGACTTCCGCACGGAGCCGGATCTGATGGCGGCGCACGAGGCGGGCGTGGACGCGGACCCGGAGGAGCTGCGGGCGCAGCACCGGTGGTGCCACGTGATCAAGCCGTTTGACATCGCTGCCGGAGCGTGCCGGGGATGGCACATCCTGCGCAGCTACGACTTCGGGTACGGCAAGCCGTTTTCGTGCGCATGGTGGGCGATGGACTATGACGGCGTGCTGTACCGCATCATGGAGCTGTACGGCTGCACGGAGACGCCCAACGAGGGCGTGAAGTGGTCGCCGGACGAGCAGTTCAAGCGCATCGCGGAGATCGAGGACACGCACCCATGGCTCAAGGGCCGGAAGATCACGGGCGTGGCGGACCCGGCCATCTGGGATGCATCGCGCGGCGAGAGCATCGCGGACACGGCGGCGCGGTATCGCGTGTACTTCACGCCGGGTGACAACAAAAGGGTGCCGGGCTGGATGCAGTGCCACTACAGGCTGCAGTTCGACGCGCAGGGATATGCGCGGATGTACGTCTTTGATACGTGCAAAGCCTTCATCCGCACGGTGCCGCTGATGATGTACAGCCGGACGAACCCCGAGGATCTGGACACGACGCTGGAGGACCACGTCAGCGACGAGTGGCGGTATCTGTGTATGTCGCGGCCGGTGAAGCCAATGCTGGCGGCGGAGGAGGAGCCTGTGCTGTCCGATCCGCTGAATCAGGTGAAAAAGCCGGGGCGCTACGGCGCGATCTGGTGATAAAAACGGGAGGTAAGTATGGATAATATCGCTATCAGCGGCGCGCAGCCGGGCACGGAGGCGCAGGCGCTCGGCGGGCAGGTGATGCCGCCGGAGGACGTGATCACGCGCGAGCAGCTGCAGGAGTTTTCCCGCGTGCTGCACGAGTACAAGGTGGGCAAGGCAAGCACCGAGCGGCGCATGATCGCGGCCGAGCAGTGGTGGAAGCTGCACAACCAGCCGGAGGAAGAAAAAAACGGGAACCAGATGTACAGGGGCTTCCGCAGCCGGAGCTCGTGGCTGCACAACGTGATCGTGAACAAACACGCGGACGCGGTGGAGTCGTACCCCGAGCCGAACATATTGCCGCGCGAGGAAGGCGACAAGCAGGAAGCAAAGATGCTGTCGGCGATCGTACCGTGCGTGCTGGAGCAGAACGCCTTCGATGCGACGTGGAGCGACGCGATGTGGGCGAAGATGAAGTACGGCACGTGCGTGTACAAGATCACGTGGGACAGCGGCAAGCTCGGCGGCCTCGGCGACATCAGCATCGAGCGCGTGAACGTGCTCAACCTTTTCTGGGAGCCGGGCATCACGGACATCCAGAAGAGCCGGTATGTGTACCACACGGAGCTGATGGACAATGAGGCGCTCGAGGAGCAGTACCCCAAGCTGCGTGGGCAGCTCAAGGGCAACGACTTTTATGCGTCGAAGTTTTTGTACGACGACAACGTTCCGACCGACCGGAAGAGCACGGTGATCGACGTGTACTACCATCGCGGCGGCGTGCTGCACTACTGCAAGTACATCGGCGACATCGTGCTGTACGCGACGGAAAATGACCAGGAGTACCGCGAGCGGGGGCTGTACGATCACGGGCTGTACCCGTATGTGTTCGACGCGCTGTTCCCGGTCGAGGGCTCGCCGTGCGGGTACGGATACGTGGACATCTGCCGCAATCCGCAGACGGCCATCGACAGCCTCGGCACGAGCCTCGTGCGCAACGCCGTGGTGGGTGCGACGCCGCGATATTTTATGCGCGAGGACGGCAGTGTGAATGAGCAGGAGCTGCTGGACACGGAGAAACCGCTGGTGCACGTGGACGGCAACCTCGGGCAGGATAGCATCCGGCCGATCGACTACAACGCGCTGCCGGGAAACTACATCAACGTCTGGTCGACGATGGTCAACGAGCTGCGCGAGACCAGCGGCAACACCGACACGGCGACCGGCAACGTGACCTCCGGCGTGACGGCGGCGAGCGCCATTGCCGCGCTGCAGGAGGCAAGCGGCAAGGGCAGCCGGGACAGCACGCTGGCAGCATACCGCGCATACAGCAAGATCGTGAATCTGTGCATCGAGCTGATCCGGCAGTTTTACGATCTGCCGAGATCCTTCCGGATCGTGGGCGAGCTGGGCATGGAGCAGTTCGTATCCTACAGCAATCAGGGGCTGCAGCCGCAGGCGCAGGGCATGGCCTTCGGCGCGGACATGGGGATGCGGCTGCCGGTGTTCGATATCAAGGTCAGCGCGCAGAAGAAAAACGTCTATACGCGCGTGAGCCAGAACGAATTGGCGCTGCAGTTTTTCCAGATGGGCTTCTTCAATCCGAGCATGACGGACCAGGCGCTGGCGTGCCTGGACATGATGGACTTTGACGGCAAGGACGGCGTGATGCAGAAGATCCAGCTCAACGGCGTGCTGGCGCAGCGGCTGCAGCAGTACCAGCAGCTGGCGCTGTCGCTGGCGCAGATCGCGCGGCCGGACATGGTGCAGGGCATCGCGGCGGATATGGGCATCGCCATGCCGGCACAGGCGGGCGCAGGCGCAAGCGCCGCGCCGAAGATGCAGGAAAGCGACGAGATCTCCGGCATCAAGGCCGACGAGCACCCGATCGCCGCGAAGGCACGGGAGGCGAGCGCGAACGCTGCCCAGCCGGGTGGCGGAGCCGTGATAAAGGGGGGCAGCAAGGCATGATCGAGATCGTGTACGACCGGATGCGGCTGCGGCTGACGGCTGACGGGCACGCGGGATTCGCCGAGGCGGGGCAGGACATCGTATGCGCGGCGGTGACAATCCTTGTGTACACGCTGGCGGCCGCCGTGGGCAACATGGACGCCGCCGGGCAGGCGCGCGGATCGCGCGTAGATCTCGGGAGCGGGCACGCAGAGATCGTGTGCGCTGCATCGCCGCGATGGCGCGCGTGCGCGAAGATGATCTGCGACCAGATCTGCGCGGGATTCGATATCCTGCGGCAGATGTACCCGGAGCGCGTGCGCTATGAGGTGCGCGGATAAAAAATTTTCAGAGATCCGAGGCCGAGGGATAGAGATAGCCCTCGGCCTTTTTGTATGCTGGAGGTGCGAGGGCGCAGGAGCTTTCGCGTGTGTACCTCCTTTCTTCTCTGTTTTCCCATCCATCTCCTTTTCTCTTGGCACCCACGCAGCGGGGAGACTGCTGCGTGGGTATCTATGCCGCTGCGAGGCGCGCTGCAGCGATGGACTGCAAGAGCCGGTGCAACTCCGGCAGGCGGCTGACAGGGTCGTGGCCTACCACAGATTTTTGACGGAGGCATCCTTATGCGATTTGACATCAAGGCACTGGCCATGCTGCATGGCCTGCAGGTGTTCGGCGGCGAAGGCGGCGCGGGTGGCGCGGCCGGAGGTTCTGCCGGAGCGGGCGCAGGCGCAGATGGCGCAGGTGCTGCGGGCGTAACGGCTCCCGACGCCGGGGAGCGCATCCTGACCGGGCTTGGTGTCCCGGCGGACAAGATCAGCAAACGGTCGAGGGCACGCGTATCCGCGATGCACCGTGACGACGGGGCAGCGGCAGAGGCGGCGCAGACGCAGGACGACGCTGCAAAGGGCACCGATGACGGGCAGGAAGTGCCGAAGCGCCTGACGTGGGACGAGATCATGGCAGATCCCGAGTACAACGAGCAGGCGCAGAAGATGATGCAGAAGCGGCTGGCAAAGTCGAAGAAGTCCGAGCAGGCGCTCAAGGACCTGACGCCGGCATTGGAGCTGATGGCGCGCAAGTACGGCATCGACGCAGAGGATATCTCCAAGCTGGACGTGCAGGCGCTGAACAAGGCTGTGACCGAGGACAAGGCGTACTACGAGGAGCGGGCGGACGAGCTCGGCATCCCCGTCGAGGAGGCCATGCGTATCGACCAGCTGGAGCGGCGCAACAAGCTGCTGGAGCACCAGAACGAGCAGACGCTTGAGCAGCGCAGACTGCAGGAGCATTTCGACGGGCTGGTGCAGCAGGCGGCGAAGCTGCAGGAGATGTATCCGGGCTTTGATCTGCAGACGGAGCTGGAAAACCCGGTCTTCGCGCGGCTGACCGCGCCGGGCAGCCTGATCAGCGTGGAGGACGCCTACTTTGCCGTGCACCGCAAGGAGATCCAGACGGCGGCGATGCAGGTGGCAGCGCAGAAGACCGCGCAGCAGATCAGCAACAGCATCCAGGCCGGGCAGCGCAGGCCGGCAGAGAACGGCAGCGCATCCCAGGCGGCATCCATTTCTGCCCCGACGACGATGTCGCGCGCGAGACGCGACGATATCAAGCGCCGCATGCGCATCGCAGCGGCGAACGGGGAGAAGCTCTATCCCAACACGTTCTGACGACGTGCGGCGGCTCCTCCCGGACGAACGACATTTTCTGAAAGGGGAAGCTATTTTATGAAGACCATTCTTTATTCCATGCTCGGCCTGCAGCTTTTCGCGGACGCGGGCACGATGGTCAACGCGACCGGCAACTACGTCAATGCCTCGACCGGCACGACGACCGCCTTCTCCGGCACCAACACGCTTGCGCCGGAGCTCAAGACCTTCTACGACACCGAGCTGCTCGAAAACGCGCGTGCCGAGATGTTCTACGCGCAGTTTGGCAAGAAGCAGGCGCTGCCGAAGAACCACGGCGGCACGGTCGAGTGGCGCAAGTGGAACACCTTTGAGAAGGCGGGTAAGCTGACCGAAGGCGTGATCCCGACTGGCCAGAAGTTCGGCGTGACCAAGCTCGAGGGCAGCATCAACCAGTACGGCACGTACACCAGCATCACCGACCGCCTGGAGCTGCGCGCCTACGACGACGTGATCCTCGGCGCGACCGAGGAGATGGGCGCGAGCGCCGCAGAGACGCAGGAAAAGCTCATCCGCGACGCGCTGCTGACCAACACGAACGTGCTCTACTGCGACAACCTCAGCGCGGCCGGCGCGTATATCTCCACGCCTACCTCCTGCGCCGAGATGGGCGCCGGCGGCGGCACGAGCGCTGCTGACGGCTACGCCTACCTGACGCCGGACATGATCGCCAAGGCGGTCACGAAGATGAAGAAGGACCGCGTGCCGACCATCAACGGCAAGTATTACGCCGTGATCCATCCGTCCGTCGCCTACGACCTGCGCAAGTCCACCGAGTGGATCGAGGCGCACAAGTACGCCCAGCCGGACGAGATCTACAACGGCGAGATCGGCGAGCTGCACGGCGTGCGCTTCATCGAGAACACCTTCGCGCCTGTTCTGACCGGCACGGGCTACAAGAACAAGAGCGAAGGCGCGACATACGCGACCTACTTCTTCGGCAAGGACGCCTTCGGCATCATCGATCCGGAGGGCGGCGCGCTGGAGATGATCGTGCACGACAAGTCCGAGATCGGCGGCCCGCTGAACCAGTTCAGCACCATCGGCTACAAGTTCGAGACCAACGGCGCAACCGTGCTGTACACCGAGCGCCTGCTGCGCGTGATGAGCACGTCTGCTTACAGCGCGACGGACGCCGCCAACTGAGGCGAAACCAATACGGCCGGAGGCGCTGCGGCGTCTCCGGCTGATGTGAGAAAGGAGCGTACCCATGGCAACCGAAAAGAAGACTGAGGCTGCGGCTGAAAAGCTGCCGGATCCGTATGAGCTGGAGGAGATCTTCATCCCGCGCGCCGGCGCGAAGGAAGACCCGAACCTGTTCGTGAGCGTAAACGGCAAGAATTTTCTGATCCCGAAGGGTAAGAAGTCCAAGGTGCCGCGCTACATCGCCGACGAGATCCGCCGGTCTGAGCGCGCGCGGGACGCCTTCGAGGCGTTCGTGGACGAGGCTACGACGGCCGCACGGCAGGCAGAGTAAACCAAAGGGAGGCGGCAATCACGCCTCCCTTTTTCAGTACAAGGAGCAGAGACTATGACGATTTCGGACGCGATCACAATGGTGGACGCCCTGCGGCCGAACCAGTATTCGCAGGACATGAAGATCCGGTGGCTGTCGCGCCTCGACGGGATGATCTGGCAGGAAGTGATCCGCACGCACGAGGGCGGCACGGAGACGTTCAACGGCTACGGCGAGAACACGAGCATGAGCACGGAGCTGCTCGTCGGCAGCCCGTATGACGAGGACGTGTACAACAACTACCTGCAGGCCATGATCGACCGCGAAAACGGCGAGGCGGGCAAATACAGCCAGAGCATCACGCTGTTCAACGCGGCGTTCTCGCGCTGGCGCAACTGGTATAACCGCGCGCATATGGCGAAGGATCCCGGAGTATTCCGGTTTTGATGGAGGGATGACAGATGCCGACATATCCGACGATTCAGGAAACGGCACGCTCGCAGCAGGTGACGGATACCTTCGGCGGCTACAACCACAACCTCAAGATCCCCGAGGGGGAATTCTACGAGATGGAGAATCTTTGCGGCGACGATTACCCGCTGCTGGCGACAAGAAAGCAGCGAAAGACACTGCAGGGTTCGGTCGAAAACCTGAAGGCGATAGTATCAAAAGGAAATAAGCTTTACTACATCGCGGGATATGACAGCACGACAAAGACCTGCGGCTTCTATGCCGGCGGCGAGAAAGTCGTGGATCTGGCATACACCGGCTCGAAGCGGTTCGTGAGTATGGGCGCATACCTGCTCATCTGGCCGGACAAGGTGTGGTACAACACGGCCGACGGCACGCACGGGAACATGGAGAAACTGTTTTCTTCCGCGGCGGGGGCATATCTGTTTTCTGAGACGAACGCCGTTTCCGGCCCGGACGGGCAGGAGACGATCACGGTCTATGCCGAATGGCTGGTGGAGCCGTGCAGCAGGGACGGAAAGATTGTGTACACGACGAGTGAGACGCACAGTGTGACCTTCGGGAGCAACCGCACGGCGACACTGGGCGGGATCACATACTACTACCTCAACGGCAGCAAACCGTCTGAGCCGAAAAACGGGGACGCCTACATCGACGGGGAGACACGGACACCATACGTCTACAGCGGTGCACAGAAGGACTGGGTGGCGCAGGACGTGCCGGTGATGCGGCTCAAATGCAAGGGGATCGGCAGCGGCTTCGTGGCCGACGACTACGTGAAGATAGACGGCGTGGGCGTGGACACGGATTTTCGCATGCTCGGCGGTGACAACCTTGCAGACGGAGCATACCGCGCGGTGCTGGCCGCGGAGGGCGATTATCTCGTGCTGGATGCTTATGCGCCTGCAGTGGACGTGCGCTATACGCTCAATGCTCCTCCGGAGGCCGGGGCTGTCAAGGCTGCGATGGATCTTCCGGATATGGACTACGTCATCGAGGCGCAGAACCGCCTCTGGGGCTGTAAGTACGGCACGGTGGACGGGAAACTCGTCAACGAGATCTACGCGAGCGCGCTTGGGCGCTTCGACGTGTGGCGCAAATATGCAGGCGTGAGCACGGACAGCTACGCCGCGTCGGTCGGCTCTGACGGCAGCTGGACGGGTGCTGTAAATTACCAGGGATATCCGATGTTCTTCAAAGAAGACCGGATGCACAAGGTATATGTGTCCGCGAGCGGCGCACACAGGATTCAGGAGTACACGATGCGCGGCGTGCAGCCGGGTGGGGCAAAGAGCCTCGCGGTGGTCAACGGCGTGCTGTTTTACAAGGCGCGCGACTGCGTGTGCGCCTACGACGGAAGCGGCGCGCCGACGGACGTGAGCGAGAAGCTGAACCTGAATTCGCTTTCGCTGCCTGGCAGCACGACAAGCATCGCGGCGGCGTACCGCGACAAGTATTATCTCTACCTGCAGATGAATACGCCTCCGGGAAGCCGCCTACTCGTTTTGGACACGCGGCGCGGGACGTGGTACCGGGAGAGCATCCCAGCCGGAGGAGTTGTTGGTTTCACGGAGCACTTTGGTTCTCTTCTGTGCGGAGCGGGAGACATTGAGGAGATCGCGCACGACAACCAGGAATCCGAACTGAGCGGCACGAAAGAGGGCGACGTGGCGTGGGGCTGTGAGACCGGCCTGATCGGCTACAGCACGGTGGAGCAGAAATACATCAGCCGGTTCAACATCCGCATGAGCCTCGCGCAGGGCGCGCATATGGACGTACTGGTGCAGTATGACTCCGACGGTGTGTGGCACAACCAGGGCCGTCTCCAGGGCGTTGGAACGCGCACGTTCATGCTTCCGGTGCGGCCGAGGCGCTGCGACCACTTCCGCATCCGGCTCGAGGGCAGCGGGGAAGTGCGCATCTACAGCTTCGCAAAAATATTCGAGGCGGGGAGCGATGTGTATGCTGACATTTGATTACCCGCAGACGTATGCAGTGGCCGGCAGCACAGAGGAGCAGCTTGCCCAACTGCGCTCGTACATCTGGCAGCTCGTGGACATGCTCAATCAGGCAGACGACGGGAACAAGGCCGGAATCGGCGCTGCAGATACTGCCGTGTTCCGTGCAGAGCTGGAAAAGCTGCGCAAGGCGCTGCGGGATCTGGAAGCAAAGAGCGGGCACGGTCTTCCGAGCGGCGGAACGGCCGGGCAGGCGCTGACGAAGCTATCCGACAGAGACTATGACACTGGCTGGCGCACGCCGATAGGCGGAAGCGGCGGAGGCACGGTGCAGAGCGTCAACCAGGTGCTGCCGGATAACGCAGGGAATGTGCAGCTGACGCCGGAAAACGTCGGCGCGGTAGATGAGGACGAAGAGCTGACGATCCTTGAGATCGTGGGCATGTGGAATAACGCTTAGGGGGAGAACTATGGCAACGAAATATGCGGGGCAGAATGCCACAAACAAGCTGATGCAGTTGGTGAAAATGGCGCTGAGTGGGAAGCTGGACAAGTCCGGCGGAACGATCACCGGGGATCTGAAAGTGAACGGGGACTTTGAACCTGTCAAGGGGCTTACGACGAGCGGCGGGATTAACGCCCAGTCCGTGAGTACGCCGGTTCTTGCCTTGCACGACAATGGGGTCGCAGGAGCAAACGCCAGCATCAACGTAGCTGGTGCGGGCGCCGTGGAGGTGACTGTGCCGGACGGCGATAAGCGGGCTAAGGCGCGCGTGAAGGTGGGCACGCCGACCGAGGACGACGATGCGGTGACGAAAAAATACGCGGACGCGGCGCATATCAAGACCGAGGACTTCTACGTCACGTTCACACGCCAGAAAGATTCGTCCGGGAATTACACAGACGACTACACGACGAACCACACTGCGAAGGAGATCTACGAAGCGTATCAGGCCGGGAAACGCGTGTGGCAGAAAGACATTTACGAGCGCTTTCCAATAACGGCCTGCACGCGCCTCAATTCTGGTGAGTATATTGCCTACTTCACGCACTTTGAGCCGGGGAATATGGCGGTCAGCTACGGTGTGAACCAGAAAAGCGACACTGCCGCGTCGACCGCGAGCAAGCTTGTCTACGGCATTATCGCGCCGAACCCCGGAAGCGCGGATAACGGAAAGTACCTGACGGTGAACGGGAGCAAGATCGCTTACACGGACTTGCCGGATGGTATTACGGTCGACAGCGTTATGTCTGCATCCAGCACAAATCCCGTGCAGAACAAGGTCGTGAAAAGCTACGTGGACACGCAGGTTTCCGGCCTGCAGACGGCAGATCAGGTGCAGGCCGCCATCAGCAGTGCGATCACCGGTGTGTACACGCCGAAGGGATCGATCGCGTTTAAGTCTTTGCCGACGGCTGCGGCCGGAAACAAGGGCTGGGTGTACAACATCAGCGACGCCTTCACCACGACGGCAGCGTTCGTCGAGGGCGCGGGGCACAGCTACGGTGCGGGCACGAACGTCGTTTGTGTGGACGCTGGCAGCGGAAGCTACAAGTGGGACGTGCTCGCAGGAACGATTGACCTGACGGAGCTGACTGCGGACGAGGTGCAGACGCTCTGGGACTCCATCTGACGGGGGGATGATGCATGCAGACAAGCGGAAGTGCAGCGATTAAAAAGCTGATCCAGCTCGTCAAGGCGGCGCTCGACGGAAAGCTGGATGTTACCGGCGGCACGATTTTTGGCAATCTAAAGCTGGCGAAAACGAGCGAGGAAGGTACCGGGAGCATTGACGTAGAGGGCAATATGAGTGCAATGAGCGGTACAACTCGCCTGTGGCGTGTATACGTAACGAACAATGTGGATTCGGATCAGCAGTTCAGGGCACCGCTGTTTGTCCTGAGTGATCCGCTGTCGCAGAAGTCAGTGCAGGCTAAGCAAGACGGGGATGCCGCCGTGAAAATGGAGTATTTTGACGGTACCACTAGTAAGGGGTACGCGCGTTTGAAGATTGGCACGCCGACCGAAGATGATGATGCGACTACAAAAGCGTATGTTGACAGCGCGATCACCGTTGCGATCAACAGCGCGTACTAAGGGGGCATATCATGGCTACCACTGTATCTATGACTAATATCGTGGCAAATAGCGGCAAGGGCTGGTTTCCGGCCACACGCGGCAACTGCGCGTGGCAGCTATCTAGCATTACGCCTGGCGACGGGGCCGTGTCCAGCCTAAAAATCATCCCATCCGGCGCTGGCGAGGTGACACTGACGTCGGCGTCGCACGCCCTGGTTGCGTCGCACAAATACTATGTCACATTTAAGATCCGATTTGAGGCTGCGGTCACGGGCACCTGCGATTGGTACTGGCCGGTTGCCGAGCCTGCGGCGGCCGCTGGCATGGCCGTCAACGCTGCTGCTGGCGCGTGGACGCGCTTGTCGGCGGTGTTTGATCGCACCAGCTTTGCGGACGGGTCATATCCGTGCCGCTTTGACTACAACAACAACGACGGCGGTAACAAGACGTTTTGGTTTACGTCCTGCATGCTGCTCGATCTGACTGCGGCGTTCGGCGCTGGTTTGGAGCCGAGCAAGGAGTGGCTGGATAAGCATATCACGGCGTTTTCGGACGCACCGACGGTGCAGTACGTTGACAACCTCGGCGAGCTTTTTAAGGGCATTGCCGATGCGATCCGCGCAAAAAGCGGCCAGACAGGGGAAATCTTCGCCTGCGACTTTGCGGATCGTATCCGCGCACTGTGATGGAGGACTCATATGGCAAAGAAAAACTACAACGGTGTCGAGTTTGACGACAGCGTGGATTATGCCGCGCTGATGGATAAGGCTGCTGCCGCTGGAGACAACGAGAAGGCAGCCGTCCTGGAACGAAAGCGCAACGCGAAGATCCAGTCAGGCGGCATGGATTACGAGACGACAAACCAGTACGCGCAGTATCTGCCGAAGGCGGACACGCCGTATGAAACACAGACGGACTACGGCGCGCTGATGGACAAGGCCGCTGCATCCGGAGATTACACGAGCGCAGCACGGTATGAGAAGCTGCGCAACGCGAAGATCAAGGGCGAGGGGCTGGACTACGAGACGAGCGATTACTACTCGAAGTACCTGCCCGAGAACCGGTATACCTACGACCCGAGCAAGAACGACGCATACCAGCGCGCGAATGATCAGGCGACGGCGATCTACGACAAGATCATGAACCGCGGAGAATTCACGTTTGACCTGAACAAGGACAAGCTCTACCAGCAGTACCGCGATCTGTACGCGCAGATGGGGCGCGGCGCGATGGAGGACACCATGGGGCAGGCGGCGGCGCTGACCGGAGGCTACGGAAGCACCTACAGCCAGAACGCCGGACAGCAGGCGTATAACGCCTACCTGCAGAAGCTCAACGAGGTCGTGCCTGAGCTGTATAATGCAGCCTACAACCGCTACAACCAGGAAGGCCAGAACCTGATGAACCTCTACACCATGGCGCGTAACAACGCCGACAGTGCCTACGAGCGAGACTACAACCAGTGGTATAACCGGCTGCAGCTTGAGCGCAGCGACGAGGACACGGCCTATAACCGCAAGCAGACCGAGGAGCAGAAGAAGCTCACGCAGGAGGAGACGGACTACGAGCGCAAGCAGAACGCCTGGAGCCGTCTGTCGTCCCTGATCACGACGACCGGATACCAGCCGTCGGACGAGGAGCTGGCGGCGGCCGGGATGTCTGCCAACGAGGCGGCATATCTGCGGCAGTATTACCAGCAGCAGTCGGCAGCAGCGTCAAATAAGAGTGGGGGGTCGGGCGGCGGAAGTAGAAGAGGCGGGAGCGGATACGGAGGCGGCGGAACGCAGACGGAACAGACTGGTTCACCGTCTCCGTATGCACACAAGCCCGGCAGCGGGATCACGCACAACGACATCGACATCACGGACGCGAGCGCAGTAAAAGACGCTGCGGCCGTGGCGGGCAGAGTGAAAGAGATGATCAATGAAGGCGTACCGATCGCGGACGTGAATGCATTCATCCGCAGCGCGTCGGAAAATGGCCTGATCTCGGACGACAGCGCCCGCAGGCTGAGATACATGAATAACTCCAGGAAGTGAGGGGCACATAGATGACAGTCAAGAAAGCAGCAATCTCCATTGGCGATTGGCTCAAGAGCACGGGATTCTCCGCCGAGAAAACGCTTTCCTCGGCGCAGGAGCAGCGGAAAAACCTGCTGCAGCAGATGGACAACGCGAATGCATCGTATCTAACCGGCGAGAACCGCGGCGCGCTGCAGAACGCATTCAGCAACTATCAGGCGACCATGAACGTGCTTCGCGGTGCCGGCTATGACACCGGAAATGACGTCGACGTTCTGCGCAGAGCCGTGCACTCGTCCTTCGACTTCCAGAACCAGTTCAAGGACGAAGACGACTTCAACGTGTCGTATGCCTACCCGAAGAAATACAAGGGCAAGACCCGCGCAGACGTCGATGCGGCGCTCACGCAGCTCAAGAACACGCCGGGAGCCGAGGCGGAATATGACTGGCTGAACAAGAACCAGATGAATTACTGGTCTGCGGACGAGCTGAAGGCGCAGATCGGCGCGTGGCAGAACGAGATTTCCGGCATTGAACGGCAGCGCCGGAATATGCCGCGCATGGCCGCCGGGAGCACAGACGCAGACTATGCCAAGCGGCAGCAGGAGGCGCTCGCGCTCTCGGGGCAGATCGATGAGCGAAAAGCGAAGATCGGGGAAGCGCAGAGCCTGCTCACGCGGAAGACCTACGATGACGAGATCAGCAAGTGGGACACGCAGATGCAGAGGGCGCTCTCTGACTACAGCAAGGCGCTGAGTGTGAGCGAGAGCGCGAACACGGAGATGGCGTTGGCCGGAAACTCCGCATTCGTGGTGCAAAACAGTGACTACGCCACGAACGCGCGCAACACGGTGCGCAGCTTCGAGCAGCAGCTGCGTGATTACGGCTACAGTGACCAGCAGATCAACGGCATCCGCAACTACGCGCTCACGCAGCAGCACGCAAACGAGGCTGCGGAAATGGCACAGCAGGTCGCACAGGAGGCCAAGGAGCATCCGTGGCTTTCTTCCGCTATGTCTGTCGGCACGAATATGATGGCAGGAGCGGGCGCACTCGATATCGCGGCGCAGAATGTGTTTGGCGGCACAGACCCGTTCACGGGCGAAAAAATGGCCGTCGACCGCTATACGAAATCCATGGTGCCGAGCACGGTGACGAACACCATCCGCGGGAGCGTTTCCGAGGACATGAGCGGCATCGGTTCGTTTTTGTACAACACCGGCATGAGCATGGCGGACAGCCTGGCGACGCTGGCCATCGGCGGCGCGACCGGCCTGCACGGCGCGGCGGACGTGATCCTCGGCGGCGCGGCGGCATCTCAGGCAATCACGGATGCGTATGACCGCGGTGCTTCTGACTCGCAGGCCATGTCGGTCGGTCTGCTCTACGGAACGGCCGAGGCACTGTTCGAGCACATCAGCCTGGACAAGCTGCGTATGTTCCACACGTCGGCGGCCGCCGGGAAGAAGACCGCGAAGACGCTGGTTAAGGATATGCTCAAGCAGAGCTTCGTGGAAGGCAGCGAGGAAGTCTGCACGGACATCGCAAACGTCATCTCCGACGCGATCGTGATGGCCGACAAGAGCGAGATCAACCAGGCGATTGCCGCCTATCAGGCAGACGGCATGAGCGAGGACGAGGCAACGCGCAGGGCGTGGCTTGACTGGCTCGGCCAGACGGCGCAGGACTTTGCCGGCGGCGCGATCTCCGGCGGCGTGATGACCGGCGGCGACATGGCGATCAACGCCGGGGTGCGAAGCGCAAATTACCGCGAGACCGGCCGGCAGATCACGGCCAACGACTACGCGGACATCCTCCGCCGCGCTGCAGAGGAAAGCGGCGACGAAAACCTCCGGAAGCTGGCCGGGAAGAAGCAGACGAACCGCAACACCGGCAAGCTTTACGAGGCGACACAGGAAGCAAATCTCACGCAGGCGGTCTCTGACCGTCTGGGTGCGCTCGGCACGCCAGAAAACGACGTGCAGGAGCTGACCGGCCTCGTGGTCAAGCAGATCAAGGGGCAGGAGCTGACGGGCAAGGAACAGCGAAAATTTGACGCCAGCAAGCAGGCGCAGCGCGCGGCGAACGAGTATGCGTCCCTGTTCACGCGGGATGCAGACCGGACAACGAACGCATGGGCGCGCAGCCATATGCGTGACGCGGTCGAGCTGGAGCGCAACGCGATCTATGGCGGGGCGCGCAAGACTGACGCAGGGCAGACGCAGACACATCAGGCGGAGAAGAACGCCGAGGTGCAGGTAAACGGTGAGACAGCACAGGTGCAGGCGCTCCGATATGATCAGGAGAGCGGCAGCGTGGAGCTGTCGGTGAAGGGCAAAAACGGCGATGTGCAGCGCGTTTCCGTGAAGGACGCCAAGCTGCCGGAGGGCACGCGCCTGCTCGCCGAGAGCGCGGAAAAATACGGCGATACCGCGCCGCAGATGTACGCAAACTACAAAAACGGGCAGGACGTGGAGCGCTACGCCAGCGCCTATGAGGTGGCATACTCTTACGGACGCGCGCGCGTGAAAAACTACGCTGTGCTCGAGAACAGCGGCGCAGCATCGTATCTGACACCGGAGCAGCGGAAATTTGCCTACGAGACCGGCCTTGCCGCAGCACGCAGGGAATCTGCCGCGAAGAATGCGGCGGCCAAGAGCGGCGAAATTAAGGCAGGCAACGTGACGCTGGAAGGCGGAAAGCTCGGAAACGTGACGCTCGCCGCCGTGAACACGGCCGGCCTGACGCGCAAGCAGACGGCGTCGATCGACGTGGCACGCAAGGTGGCCGAGGCGACCGGCGTGAACGTCGTGTTCTTCGAATCGCAGACCGACGAGGGCGGCAAGTATCTCGGCATGAACGGCGCATACCGCGACGGCACGATCTATCTGGACGTCAACGCTGGGAAAAACAACGTGGACATCGGCGAGACGGCCATCCTGAAGACGATGTCGCACGAGCTGACGCACTTCATCCAGCAAAATAGCGGCCAGTACGAGGCGCTGAAGGAATTCGTGGCGAACCATGTGCTCGAGAGCGGTGACAGCATTGAGCGTCTCGCCCAGCAGAAGATCGACAACGACTCGACAGGCGAGCTGACGATGGACGGCGCGATGGACGAGGTCGTGGCCGATGCGTGCGAGATGATGCTGCGCAACACCGAGGCCGTGCAGCGGCTGGCAAACGAGAACCGCAGCCTTGCCGAGAAGATCCGCGACTGGATCGGCGACTTCGTGAAGAAGCTGCGCGCTGCGTTCAAGGGCGACCGTGCGACGCACGACGAGGCGAGAGCCATGCTCGACCGGATGGTGGAGCTGCAGAAGCTCTGGGACGATGCGCTGGTGGACGCGGCGAAGGTGAAGGCGGGGAACGGAGTCGCAGCCAAAGGCGAGCAGCGCGAGCAGCACCAGAGCAGAAAAAAGGTTGAACGCGATGAACAAAAGCGGTACAATAAACGCAGCAAATACAGCGAAGCAGAAACGCTTTTCCTCCAGTGGGCAAATGGTTCTTCACCTGCAGGTGAAACAAAGCAGTTTGTCAGATTTGGAAAGCACCGATTCTATGAAAAATCGGTGAACGGATGCGTGGAGATAACCGCGTCACAATACGCTGAAAGAAGGGGCGTCAATAATGCAGATGACTACAGACGAGCATATCACAGAATTGATGCGGCTGCTCATAATGATGGATCTGAAGAAAAAAGAGATTTTCGAGATCGCGGCAGCCATGGAAACAACGGAGATGCTAAAAAGATTTCTCGACAAGCTGTCGGCGAAGAACTACGACATGACGCCGGAGGAAGTCTATCAAGCGTCGATAGAGACGGTGGAAGAGACAATGTAAAAGAGC